CGCTTGTTTCCGTGCTTTGGCTTCCTCGTCTTTGATAGAATCAATTATATTTTTGCGGTCTGCTTCACGAATTTTATCGGATGCGTTCCGTCTGGATTCCGCATATTCTTTTTGTTTTGCTGCTAACTCCTTGGCCCTTTCTTCCTCGGCTTTTGCCATTTCCTTTTTTCTTGCTTCTTCTTCGGCATCTAATTTCTTGGCTTCACGATTAAACAAACGGCGTTTTGATGCTAATTCAGTTTCCGCATTTTGCATTTGAACTGTGGCCGCACTAATTGCCTTTTTGGTTTCCTCGGTTGTCCCATTTAATTTTTGGTCTAAACGGGCTGCGGCTAACCTATCTTGTGCAAACTTCAATTCCTTCGCTGCTAAATCAGTTTCAGATTTCCGTACTTGCTCTAATGCTTTTTTTCTATCTTCCAATGATGCATTTGAATCCGACAACAATTCACGGGCTTGTGCCAATTCTTTGTTACCTTTTGCACGGGCTTCGTTTAATGCCAATTCCCTATCCTCTAACTCGTCTTGTGAATTTGCTAATTTCTTTCCTTCCTCCGCAGCAGAACCAAACAAACTCGCAACCAATTCCAAACCATTTGCCAACCCATCAACCAATAATGCTGCAAACGATGAAACCGCTTGAATAATTGGATTCAAAATGGCACCAAAAATTGATGTTAAACGGGCAAGGGAATCCATACCATCCTCACTCTTTGTCAATGCCCCTTTTAACGCTGCGAATACGCCCACCAATGCGGCAATAACTGCACCAATTGGATTTGCCACCAATACCATCATGGCACGGCCTAAACCCATTAATGCCGATGATGCAACACCAACCGAACCTGGTAGTTCCCCAAACTTGTTCCCGACATCTTTTATTTTACTTCCAATGCCATCAAAGGTTTTGGATGCTTTGCTTTGAAAACTCGCAAACGCCCCTTCCGATTTTTTGACCCCCGATGTGTCAACATTGACTTTATAATTTATTTCTTCCGCCATGATTTGATTCTCCTTTTAATGCTTTTGGTTGTTTGACCCCATGTTTGATTGTATTGGTTTTTACCTTTGGCAATTTCCACCGTCTCCGATACTCCATACCATTCTTGGGCTTGTGCTAATTTTATAATGAGTAATATCATTTTTTAAGTATTAAAAAGTTTGCGTTGGTCACATAAATTGTGTGGCTTCCACCCGTTTTTGGTTTCCATGCTAATGTTACTTCATCGGTTGTTGATAAATCTAAAATGGTACTAAAATTGACCACGCCATAATCCGTTGCAATACCTCCGTAACCCGTTGTTGGAATGCCATTAACAAGAATTGCAAATGTGGAATGCTTGTTACCCGATTGTTCCGCCTCCACCATCGCGGTAAACTTGTATTGACCGCCATCGGTGCAAATGTATTTTGATGGTGCCAAGGTTGCCGTGATGTTTTGTACATACCCGATTGATACTTGGCTTTCCATCGGGATGTTTAACCATATTGTTGAATCCGTTGCCAATGGTCCACTAATTGAACTGCGATACATCGTGATTTGGTTAAATTGTACAATGGCTTGTAAACTCTGCATTTGTTGGGAAATGTCACTTACACTATTTTGGTTGAATGTCGTGTCCTGGTTCGTGTCCAAATAATCTTGTGTTCCAAAACGATACGCGTTCATGATACCCTTTGCAACTGCGTAATCGTTCAAATATGATTTGCCATTGACATTGACCACAACATCCGTGAACACGGGTTTTTGCCCCGTTGTTGTGAATGACATGATATCCACATCGGGGTATGTAATCAATTCAAGGTTTGCAACCTCGGTCAACATATCATACTTAACCGACTGCACTTTGTAATAATTACCACTAATGGCGATGGTGTCGTTTAATGCGAAGTTCAACCATTCACCCACGGGTACGATTCCCGTCATTTTAACCAACCTTGATTGCGTTGAATACATACGGGATAAGTATTCCTTCCAATACAAATTGTAAATTGAATTAACGGGTGCATCCCCTTTGATGGAATACTCCAAACCAAACGCCATTGAATAACTTGATGTTACTGTGGGATAAGCGGAATACGATGTCATTAACGGGAAAAATGGTTGTTGAATTCCGTTAAAATAATATTGATCCGTAACGGCAAATTTACCGCCGTAATAAAACAAGGTTAAATCTTGTTGAACTGGTTTATCATCCTTATCCATAAACCTTGCAATGCTTAAATCCGTTGCCCTTACTCTTTGACCATTAGCATTAACCGCATCCAAAATTTGTGGACATATCACATTGAACGGGGTTTCCAATTCAAACGCATCCGTTGGGTAATCAATCATTGGTTCAAACGATACCGACCCGTATTCCCGTCGGTTGATGTTTCGGTAGTATTCACTTGCCAAACACTCCGATTCCTTGTGTGTCATTGAAATAATACTTGGGATAGGTAACTTGGTATGTTCAATGTCCTTTACATTTATAAATGGTGACCAATTTTTGGTTGGTCCCGCATTGTACCAATCTTGCAAATTGTGAATCTCAATCGTGTTTGCACCCGTTGGAATCAAAATGCAGTTAAAAGATTTTATCACGCCATTCACAAAATCCCTAATTTTCATTTGTGGCATGGCATCTTCAAAACGAACTGTGGTATCCGCAATACCTTGTGGCGCATCTAAACAATAAAGGTATACGGCCCCCGTCGAAACACTTGAAAATGTCAAATACCCAAATGATATTTCATCACCTGGTTTTAATCGTGGACTAAAGGTAAACAATCCACCCGCCGTTGTTGTCGTGTATGCCTTGGTTGAAACTACTCGACCATTAAGCATATAAGCAAAATTAATTGAGTTATAAGCACCCCCGCCAAATGTCACATTGAATTCAGCACGAAACTCATAATTGCCCAAACGATTAGCGGTATAAATCCCCGTGGTGGCATTATAGTTCCCACTTGGGTTTAATGTAACAGTGTTGTAAATGATTTTATCATAATTTACCGTCCCGTATGTTCTTTGTGTGTATGTAAATGGACTTTTTGACGATGTCAATGTGCCTGGTTTGAAATACTCTGGGTCGTACAATGGCCCCGCCGTTTGCATTGGTAAAATATACGCATCATCCATTTCGGGTCTCGATAAAAACGAACCACTTAATGTGTATCCCGCCGCATCAAACACTTTGGTTAACATCGCGGTCAATCGGATCGAAGGTCGTAAATCATCAATCTCAACACCTCTTGAATCTTTGATGTTACCATTAACCCCTTTCATGGTGGAATACCTCCACCCCTGGTTGTAATCTGCAATTGGCCACAATACATCGCCACTTAATAACGTTTGATTCCATGACGATAAAATATTGGCATAACTAACAAAGTGATTGTATGACGACCAATCCACTTGGTTCAATAATGTTTCGCCCCAAATGTCTAATATCTTTTTGGTCGTTCCATAAAACACGACATTGTATAATTGCGGGATTCCGTCTTTGTACTTGCACCCAATAAACTCAATCCGACCCGTGTACACTGGCAAAGAATGAATAAGTAATGTGGCATCCTTTCCGATGTTTGGATTCCACGCACCCAATACCACATTCTCATCAAACCAATCCGAAAAGATTTGGTTGTTGGTTTCGGATGCGGGTATCTGAAACGATTGGGTGTAATCTGTCCAAATGGTGGATAAATCTTGTAGGTCTTTTAATTGGCGGTTTAATTCAACACTTTCGTCATTAAATAAATCCACGGGTATCCCCTCAATTTCCAAACTAAACCGAATGTTCATCGTACAATCTTGTTTATTTTAGGTTGGTTGTATTCCAATTGGATGGTGTATTGGATCAACTTTTCGTTTGTCCTTTTCTTGAACTCAAATGCGGTGTCAATAACCCGTGTTGATAACACATTATTCCCGCTTAAAATCAATACATTGGTTGAATAAAATATCTGTTCAACAATTGGCACATCCGCCTCGGGTATCCAATCCGTGTTTACTGTCATTACTTCCGTGCTATTCTGCAAAAATGGTGTGGCAATCTGTACGCCATAACTCCACGATTGAGCCAAATCCGCTTGTTTGAAAATTGGTTGGCTATATTTTTCGGATTCCACATTGTATGTTCTGCGCGATACCCCGTTAAAAAGGTACGAATCATAAACGCCATAACGATTAAGGAATAACACATCTTGTTGCCCGTACTTATTTTGGCAATCAAAAACAACGGGCATAACCACATCATCACCCGCTTTCACAAAAGTGATATTGGCGTTTGTACCCCATACCCCTCCCGCCGTCATTAATTGCTTGATTTCAATTCCTTGAAACGCCTGGTCGGATGTTGTGACCGCGTTTGGTGTCACCGTTGCACTTCCACAAGTAATGGATGTAATCACACTTGCATCATACCACAAATAAGCATTGGTGGTTTCACTTGTCACATAGACGGCCGTCTTATCCGTGAATACTGACTTTGAAACCCCAACATTGAATCCCTCCGCCGTATACGAATAACCCTTTGTGGCCAACGATAAATTTGAAGTGATAACTGCGGTTGACCCCGCCGTCCAAATGCCTTGACACTTCACCGCTACGCGTTTTGCACCGCTTCCGATGTTTGGTTTGTATGTGCCATTCACCAAAAACTCGGTGGTGATGTACTGGGTTACAATTTTGTGAACATCAATCCACGCCCTTCCGCCTCCATATTGGTCGGGTAATCTGTTAATGGTTACAATCGGTGTTGCGGGGATGGATGTCGTGCCACTCCACACATAAACTTGGAACTCATAACGGAATCCCGCATTTGCATAATTGGTGGATTCAAACGCTTGGTAAATGATTGGGGAATTGGCCCCAACTATGGATGCGGGTTGTTGTGTAAATGTAAAACTCATCTTTTGAATAGTCCTTTTTGAATGTCTTGTTTCATCGCCTGGGTTAATGCCTTATTGAACGATGGTAAAATTTGTTGTCTTGCTTGGCTCACAAATGGGAATGGTTGAATACCGAAATACTTTATTTTCCTATTCATCATAAACCTCATCCCTTCCTCGTTTGCCTTTGATTTGAATTTACCCGTTGACATATCCCTCGGCTGAATCCGTTTCATTTTAACCCAACTACGCATTGAATCCAATGGAATCCCTTTGCCTGGCTTCCGACCTCGTTGCACATAGTCGGCCGTCTTGTTCATACTAATACCCATATTCAACCCATTCGGATTGGGTTGGATGGATGATACCAATTGACCACTCGCCACATAATTACCACGGAATGTTTTTTTAGTTGCTGACACTACTTGCCATCCACCACCAATCTTTTTCCACTTGGCACGGATAGAAGTTCGGGGGCGTTTTATCTCCAACATATTCCGACAAGCAATTGCCCATTTCTTGGAATAATCCGCAACAACGGCAACGCTATTCTTAAACGCAATCGCCATCAGTAACCCACGGGTTTATTAAGTCAATGGTGACACTTATTTGATATCCCGCCAATACTGAATCCATCGTGTCCACAAATGGATTAAACACGATGGGGCGTTGGAATTGTATTTGTGAATAATTGTCTTGCTCTAACTTCCACAAACCCTTTGACATTTGCACATACATTTCTTGAAGGATGTGTGCATAGTTTTCATTCTCGGTGTACCCGTATTGGTTATAAACTGTAATAAGATTCAATTGCCCGTTCTCACCTTTCAAAAAGTTCACACGATCCGCAATCATGATGTTCATTTGAATGGATGCAATTTGGTCGGTCAACGATACCGATTGGATTGAGCAATGCATCAACGGGAATACCGTGAACGCCTTAAAATCAAACTCGGTCAATGTGCCGTGGCTATAATTCCATCCCTCATCCGTGGCGATGTCTTTGAATACCTTAAATGCGGTTCCTATGTGATTATTTATCATCGCTTGTAACTTTGTTTAATGATTTTTTGTTCCATTTCCGCAATGTCGCTTTCGTAAGCGGTCCAATACAAAGCGGTGTGAATGGTCTTAGTATAGACATTTTCCAATTGTAGGAAATTTCGGTTAGCGAGTCGATAGACCATTCCAAACCATCCCCATTTTTTGGTAAGGCGGTTTTCATCTGCGGTGCCATCTCCACCTCCAAATACTTCTGGATAGAATTCAGTAAGTCGATTCCTAAACTCCAAAAAAAAACTATGGCCCCAAATGCGGTGTTGCAATCTAAATCCTTAAACCCACTGACAAGGTTTGCCGAATAGGGCGCAACCTCATATCTTCCGTTCTGTCCGCTATGGGTAACGGGTCGATACAACACACTCATCACCTTCCATAAATCGTGCGTTTCCTTTGTGTATGTTTCAATGTCTATAAACTCACCCACCGACATATCATCCAAGTTTGGAATAAACCCGTATTCAACGCCATCCATTTTGAACCTGGGCGTGAAGGTCGGTTGTTCT